GGGAACTATTCACATTTAAGTTATGTAGACCCAAGAGACAGGACTACAGCTTACTGCGTACCAAAATTAGTTAACCCCCAGAATACTAAGGTGTATTAAAATGATTGCTGAAACACTTGCAGGAATTAGCCTCTTCAAGGCGGCTGTAGACGGAATAAAGGGCGCCATAGGAACTGCAAATGATGTAGGTGAAATAGCTGGTTTTATCGACAATTTGTTTGAGGGCGAAAGCCAAGTACAGAAAAAAAGAAGCCAAAAGTCTGGCGTTGGGTTAGGCGAGCAATTTGGAGTAAAATCTGTTGCTAGTGAAATCATAAATGCCAAAATTGCAAAAGAGCAAATGTACGAAATAGCTCAAATGGTAGATTTGAGATTTGGAAATGGCACTTGGCGCGGCATAGTAGACGAAAGAGCTAAAAGAATTAGAGAGGCAAAGGAAGCCGAAGCAGAGGCAAGAAAAGCCCAGTTGCAAAAACAACGAGAGTTTGAAGAAAAAGCACAACAGGCGGCTCTGGGGTTAGTGCTTTTCGCCGTGATGGCGCTACTGGTACTAGGTATGTTATACTTTGCAACAAGGGGATAAGTTATGCCGTTGAAAAAGTCGCAAAAAAGTTTGAAGTCTTGGACTAAGCAAAAATGGAGAACCAAGAGTGGAAAGCCGTCAACACAGGGTTCAAAAGCAACCGGGGAAAGATATTTACCTTCGAGCGCCATTAAGTCCCTATCGGCGAAAGAGTACGCGGCTACAACCCGTGCTAAAAGAAAAGGAACTAAGGCTGGTAAGCAGTTTGTCAGCCAACCTAAAAAAATACGAGCGAAAGTAAAGCCGCATAGGAAGGTCAAGTAATGGCTGTAGTAACACCTGATTTGCCGGAGATATTTGAAGAGGCGTTTGAGCGCGCTGGCCTTCAAATGCGAACCGGGTACGACCTAAAAACTGCGCGGCGCAGTCTAAACCTATTAACATTGGAGTGGCAAAACCGTGGCCTTAATCTCTGGACTATCGACAGCGGCACACAAGCTCTTACGGCTGGTACAGCAACTTATTCAATGCCTGCTGACACTATTGACCTCATTGAACATCAAATTAGAACGGGGACTGGTACGAATCAGGTGGACACGAATCTGGAGCGCGTCAGCGTTTCAACGTATGCACAGCAGTCTTCTAAAAACACTCAGGGTCGGCCCTCTCAAATTTTTATTGACCGTCAAGCAACGGCTGTCAGCGTTACGCTCTGGCCTGTGCCGGATGTTAGCACATACACTTTATCGTATTTCCGCCTTCGTGGAATCTCTGGCGTCTCGTCTGGGGTAGGAACGACTGCGGATGTGCCGCCTAGATTTGTACCATGTCTGGCGGCTGGATTGGCGTACTACATAGCCATGAAGAAACCCGAAGTGGCCGCTCGTGTGGCACCACTAAAGCAAGAGTATGAGTTCCAGTTTGAACTGGCGGCGGGTGAAGACACCGACTCATCATCAATGAAGTTCGTGCCATACGACACGTTTTATCTAGGAGGCTAATATGCCCATTAAAATTAAAGAACTAGACCCAAAGACTGGTAAGCCTAAAAAGAAAATGCCTCTTCCTAAGAGGAGGCCTCGTCTTGCTAACCCAAAGCATCCAATGAATGCAGAACGCACTACTGGCGACCCGCGCGGTGTAAATCGTAAGGCGGGCGGCGGAAAAATAAAAATGGTTAAAAAAGGCGGGAAGAAGGTTCCATTCTTTGCCGCAGATGGAGTAGGTAAAATGGCTAAAGGCGGAAACGTCAAGGTTAAGTCTGGCGACACACTGTCTCAGATTGCAAAGTCAAAGGGCATCAGCTTAAAAGCACTCCTTTCGGCAAACCCAAGCATCAAGAATGCTAACAAGATTCGCGTTGGTCAATCTATCAAGATTCCGGGCGCGGGGGCTGGCAAAGCCGCCAAAACGGGCAATCCATATAAGGAAATGAGCCGTGTGCAGATGGCTGATATGGATGTTAAGAACAAGTCTGAGAAGCGTCAGCGCACAGCAACTCGTTCTATGCAGACACAGGCCAAGATGGGTACGGGCATGACCCCAACCCCAAGCAAAGCCAAGGCTACCATGGAAAAGAAGTCAGGCAATCAGGCGATGTTGGACAAAGCAAGAAAGAAGAGAGCAGAAGATAAAGCCGCAGGCAAGAAGCCCGGTTTTCTTTCTAAGTTGTTTGGCAAAAAGTCTGGAGGCTCCATGAAAAAAGTAACTGGGTACAAGTCTGGCGGCTCATGCCGAGGCGGCGGCGCCGCGACTAAAGGAAAGCGTTACGGTAGGTCTGGTTAATGGCTTTTGCTAGAGGGAAATATGCCTATGGCATCTGTGACAAGACAGGATTCCGCTACAGGCTGAACGACCTTGTCAATGAGATGAATAATGGCGTTAAGACTGGTCTTAGGGTTGGCAAGGATGTTGCTGACCCAGACCACCCTCAAAACTATTTGGGTCGCATGAGAATTAATGACCCGCAGTCTGTCATGAATGCAAGGCCAGACAGAACAGAACCAGTTTCTATTTCAATGCTTGGCAACAATCCATTCAGCACAGGCGCTCAAGGCTCCGGTGTTGTTACTATAACCGAAACAAACCATGGTCGTGATACAGGCGATACGGTTCGGTTCCGTGGAGTAGATAACTTTGACGGCATTACTAAAACTGTAATGGAGCTTTCGACAGGCTACAGCATTACAAAAGTAAGTGCCGATACATATACAGTCACCGTCACAGATACGGCGTCTGTAGGCAATTTAGATGGTGGCGGTGGTCTTGCTAGTGCTGGACCAGTAACACCCGTGGCGTAGAGGTATAAATGGCTTACACATACGGCGAGCTAAAGCAGGCCATAGAAGACTTTACTGAGAACAACGAAGCGGGGTTTGTGACAAATCTCCCTGTGTTTATACGCGCCGCAGAGGACCGCATACTTGTTAATGTTGATTTGGAAAACTTTCGCAAGAACGCCACATCTGCGATGTCAATTAACGATGAGTACCTATCCACACCATCAGACTTCTTGGCGCCGTTTTCTTTGTTTATTAAGGACTCTGGCAAGGAAGGCTTTCTTCTGGAAAAGGACGTTAATTTTCTAAGAGAGGCATATCCTGACAGAACAACAACGGGGACCCCTAAATATTATGGGTTCTTTGACGCTACAGCTACTGTAGGCTCTGGAAACGTTCAGGCCAATTTCATATTGGCACCAACGCCCGACCAAGCATATGCAGTCGAGCTACATTACTATTATAGGCCAGCAAGCCTAACCGCTGGCGCTAATACAGAATATACATGGTTGAGCAGTAACGCTCCTAATGCCCTACTGTACGGTTCCCTTATAGAGGCGTATATTTATATGAAGGGCGAGCAGGACGTAATCTCCATGTATGAGGGGCGTTTCCAAGAAAGCCTGTCCCGACTTAAAGACCTTGCAGAAGCAAGGGAAAACGATGATGCATATAGAATGGGTCTTCCCACTAGACCGCGCACATAAGGAGTAAAAGATGGCAACATCAAATGCGGCAACCACATATCTGGAAAGGCGCGTTCTTGACTACATCTTCAAGAATGATTCACTTTCCTTTGCCTCGCCGGGCAACAGCATTTATGTGGGTTTAGCTACAGCAATCGCTAATGCTGAATCAGGCAGTCTAACGGAGGTTAGCGTCATTGCAGAAGACGCTGACTATACACGTCAACAAGTAACGGCGGCAAACTGGAAACAGTCTGTAACCACTGTGGCGGTAAACGCAACCGCATCCGATACAGAAATTGTCCTAACTGACGCAGAAGCATTTCCGTCAGCCGGAACAATTGAGGTTGGTAACGAGATTATCGACTACACAGGCAAAGATGGAACGGCAACAGCGGACGCTAATGGCGCTGTAAGCTCTTCAACGTCTTTGTCAGTAGACGGCAATAGCGGGACAATTTCCAAGGGCATGGTCGTGAGTGGTACGGGAATTACCGGAACTGTTCGTGTGGCTACCGTCACATCCCAAACAGCATTGGTTCTTGATACTGCGATTACCATCTCAGATGACACTGCTTTGACCTTTACAGGGACAAGCATACTTACTGGATGTACGCGCGCACAAGACGGAACGACTGCTACTTCGCATGCGGCTACGGCAACAGTTATTTCTGACGCTCAGAGAGTAATCAACGACAATAACATTGAGTTCCCTCCATCAAGCGGAATTTCAAGCTACACAGTTACACATGCCTTTGTAGCGGACAAGCCTTTTGCGACCGCTTTGGTTAACGGAAATGTGTCCTCTTCAACAGCAGTAGCCCTAGACAATAACGCGGGTACAGTTGCTGTAGGTGATGTAGTTACTGGAACTGGAATCACAGGAATTGTTACCGTTGCTACCGTTAATAGTCAAACAAGCATTGTTCTGGATACTGCGGTAACGCTTTCAGATGATTCAAAGCTAAAGTTTGATGGCTCTAACGTTTTGTTTATAGGAACGCTAGATGTATCAAAGACAATTGCATCAGGTGATATCTTCCGGATTAACGGAAGTAATCTGAGCATTGAGTTGAAGTAAAGGTACTATAGTACAAAATGGCACTCGTAATCAAAGACCGTGTTAAAGAGACAACAACCACTACGGGTACTGGCACGTTAACTCTTGCTGGCGCTCTTACTGGTTTTGACTCATTCGGCGTAATAGGAAATAGTAACACCACTTATTATTCCTGCACCGATGGCACGGACTTTGAGGTCGGGGTCGGAACGTACACTGCATCAGGCACAACGCTCTCTAGGGACTCTGTGTTGGAAAGTAGCGGCGCAACTGCCTCTGCTGATGTTAACGGCGCTGTGTCGGCTTCTACGAGCGTTGCACTGGATGGGAACAGCGGAACAATTGCTGTCGGCATGCGGGTGCGAGGCACGGGAATTAGTGGGGTGGTTACAGTGTCTACCGTTACAAGTCAGAGCGCTATCGTTCTTGATACGGCTGTAACTCTTGCCGATGATGCCGCGCTCACATTTGGAGACGCTAAAATTAACTGGGGCGCAGGCACCCGAACAATCTTCTGCACAATGCCAGCAGAAAAGATAATTTTCAATGATGCCAGTGGTACTCCGGTGAACTTCACCGACAACAGCTTGGCATTTGCAATTGCATTGGGGTAAGAGATGGCAAACGCATTTAAGACATTTACAGATACTGCGGTAGGGACAAGCCCAGCGACTATATATACTTGCCCCGCCTCAACAGAGACAACTATTATCGGACTAAATGTTTCCAACATATTGACAGTGTCTATCACCGTAGATGTTCAATTGGAGAACGCTGATGGTGACAATGTATATATTGTGAAAAGCGCAATTGTGCCAGTTGGCTCTTCTTTGGTGGCCTGTGGAGGTGACCAGAAGATTGTAATGAACGCATCCGATGTGTTGAAGGTGACTGCAAGCGCGGCGTCAGCGGCTGATGTAACTATGTCTATTCTGGAGATTACATAATGGCGTTAGGCACTATTAACACCAACCAGATTGCAAGTGAAGCGGTCAACACCAACCAGATTGCAAATGAAGCGGTCACTGTACCGAAAGTGACTGACCAAGTTTTGTCTAGCAGAAACCTCATTATAAACGGTGCGATGCAGGTGGCACAGAGGAGTACGTCAGCTACAGGGCTTGGTGCGTCAAGCGGCTATTTTACAGTAGACAGAATAAATTTTGGTTCAAGCGGAACTAGTGCGGGTAGATTTACTATGACACAAACTGCTGATGGACCTAGTGGTTTTGCAAACTGTTTAAAATTAGACTGCACGACAGCAGATGCATCTGTTGCCGCTACTGAGTGGGAACACCTTCAGTATAGTGTAGAGGCACAAGACCTTCAAAGGCTAGGGTTTGGGTCTTCTGACGCTGAAAGTTTTGTTCTTTCGTTCTATGTAAAGGGAAACGCGGCCGCCACATATACTATGGGTGCGTACCAAGTTGACGCAAACAGGTGGATGGCACAAACATTTTCTGTAACTAGTAGCTGGAACAGGGTTTCTCTTTTATGGCCTAAAGATGTATCAGGTT